TCTGCGTTGTTGCCTGACTTGGTCACCCATCTGTCTGGGTAGTAACCAGCAACTGATTCGTTGTTGTATCTGATGTTACCCAATCCTGATGAACCTGATCCAGGATAAGCAGTCGTTGTAATGTAACTGTTTTTGTATTCCTTCACGTTGTAACCGCTTCTTCTAGTGTTCCACAGCATGATACCTTGTGGGTAAAGTGCTGGATCTGGAGCATCTGGATCTAAGAAGTTGTCACTTAAAAGATCTTTGATTGATGAAGCAGTACCTGCCTGTGTGCTGTTGTTGGCATTCTTTTCAGTTGAAGTGTGCCATCTAGCATCAGCAAAAACAACACCGTCTTCTGTTGTTTGATCTGCTTTATCAACAAGTTCCCAGGCCGCGCCCGATGTTGTAACGACAACTTGGTTTGATGTGTTGCTAGAACTTAAAGTAGCAGATGTGTTGTATTTGTAAAGTTTTGGATAATTTTCAAGGTCACTTGTATCAATCCATAAGTCGTTGTTTACAAGCACTGTACCGTCTGATTGTGTAGTCGGTGCTGTTGCTGAAAACTGTGGACCGTTTGGATCTGTTGAACTGTATTGATTTACATATCCAACCCATGTTGTTCCGTTGTGTACCATGATGTCTGCTTCATCTATTTTAGTGTCATACCAAAGAGTTCCCGCTGTTGGCTCATTAGTAGGAGCATTTGTAGACGCTGTATAACTTAATCTCTTCCAGTTAGTTGCCATCACTTCATTGCCAACTGTTGAGTCCTCAGAATCACCTGTTGGTGTCACATACAAATTATCAACAAGTGTCGTTGAGTTTGCTGTGAAAGTTCCATAAGCGTGTGCGTCACTGGTACCAAAACCTGCATCATCTAGTGGAGTTCCTGATGTGTTGTTCATCCTAAAGTCACCACCCAGTTTGTGTTTGATCTGGATAGCACCTGTGTACTCACCTGATGTGATTAAAGATGCTTCTAGGTTAGTGAAATTAGCGGCTGTAAATGCTGTCACGAAGTCTTCTTTGTCAGCCAGTGTTGATCCATCGCTTGATTGGATTGTTACTGTCTTGGCCGCCGCTAACGCTTCTTGATTCTTCACAGATTCTCTCACCGTGAATGTTTCGTTGTGCGTGAACGTTGGATGTGTGGTTTTTGAACTTATGATAGTTTGTCCGCCTTCGTATCTGAACAATTGAAAGTCTCCTACATTTGTTGTAATGTCCGATTGTCCATCGCTAGATTGCTCTGTTATGTTGAATTGAGTGTAAAGGTCACCAGCGGATAATCCCGTACCACCATTTGATGGATCTAGGTTGTAGATCGCCGAGTGGTTTGTTGCGTACAATGGAGCAGATACTGTTCCAAAACTTGCACTTGACGAGCTGTATAGTTTGGCAACAATATTAGCGCCTGCATTGGCGTTGGTTGTTTTGAACCAAACCGAACCGTTAGGTCTGTCTTCGTCTGCTGTTTTCCAAGTTGGCCTATTAGTGTGTTTCGCTTGTAGGAATTTCACACCGTTATAAGTTTGTGCAGTTATTCCTAAATCAGTTAAAAGTGTACCTGTACCTGCTTCGAATTTGATTGTGTTATCACTCGACACACTTGAATCACTAAACGACAAACCATTGTGGAAGATTTCTAGGTTTCCTGTTGTTGCGTTTACACTCGCTGACACGCCAGGAACATTAGCGTTAGTGAAGGCTGTTGCCACGTCTGAAAGTGCTGTGCCGCTTGGAGAAACTTGGACACTGTTCACGTACATAGAGTGACCACTTGTCACTGTTGTACCTGAAGCGACTGTGATTACAGGCAGTGTCAAATGCCAAGCACTTGAACCTAATTGTACCCAAGTGTTGCTTGAAGATTTTTTATATATTTTGTTAGAAACGTGTGTTGTATTGATGGCATAATTGCCTGGCGAACCTATGGAAGTTTTAGGTGCACCGGTCGACACATTACCTACCAGGTCAGTAACTGCTGTGATCAAAGTTGGAGTTATTGTTGTGAATTTCTGATCAGTTTGGCTCCATTCGAAAATACCATAACTGGTAGATGCAAGGTCAAACCAGTATGTGCCATCTGTTGGTGCCGCCGTTGGAGCCGAAGCACTTCCAATCAATTCTGAAGTATCAACATTGGCTCTTAACACGTATGCTCTATTGGCAATACCTAAGAATGAGTATGCCGCTTGTAGTCCGTACTCATTTAATTCATATCCGTTCAACGCATTTCCTGATGCGTCTGTGTAGAATTTTGGATCTCCAAAAGTTTCTGTTAATTCTCTCTGAGACGAGATCAAATAAGCAGTGTTGGCGTTAGCAGTTGTTGTGCCTGCCGCTGTGCCATCGCCTGCGCCGTTAGTCTTGTCCTGTGACGATGCTACTATAAACAGTGGTGTTGTACCCGCATCTGATGGTACGTAGAAACTTTCATTTATTACTGAAACCTCTACTCCTGGTGATGTTAATGCCATTTTTCGTATTCTCCTTGCAAGTTACGTAATTACTAGAGTTATTTATTCAATCGTATGGTTTTTATGACTGAATTTACCGTTTTGAAGGTGCCTATATAGGCGACGTAAATACGTACATGCGATATAAGGACAGACCTCTATGTAAACAGTGTAAAAGCAAACCTAGGGCCTATGCCTATCAACGTTATGGTAGGATATACTGGCGTAGTTTGTGTGATACTTGCAATAGGAAAAAAGCAGGAAAGCGTGTTGGAGGGGCAACTCCACTCCAAAGGTCAGGATACAGAAAACAAAAAAAATGCGAACTGTGTGGATTTAAAGCACAGCAGGCAAATCAGTTAGATGTGTTATTTGTTGATGGAAATATGCGTAATACATCCACAAATAATTTGAAGACTGTATGTGCCAACTGTCAACGTCTAAGCAGTGTGCGTAGATTGGGATGGCGTGTAGGAGATCTTGTTGCTGATAATTAACCTATCGATCACAGAGTATAATTGCTCCTTGCTTCCGTTATTTGAGATAACGAAATCAAAATCCTCCTTTGCCCACGCATACTCTGAGGAATGTATGCCCGTTGGCTCTATGTTACCTTCAACGTAATTTACAAACCAGTCAGGATCAGGTCCTCTTTTTACAAGAATTATTTTACCACCATTTGCTCTTATTTGCTTGACTTCATTGGGAAATCTCACGTCAGCAATGACCGTGTTTTGTCCTTTGTACCTGCCCATACAACTGTCAACCCATATGCCATCGTACATCTGACCACGCATCACTTCGGTGCCAAAGTATTGCAACACCCATCTAGGTGTTATCGGCTTGCCAAATTTTCCACTCCAGAAAGCATCCGTTTGTTCTCTCCAGTGTCTACTTGCCTCTGTGTCTCCTTCTAGCATAGCCCTATCCCAGTTGAACATGGATGCTACAGCATCTTTGAGGCTTTTTGCAAAACTGTCTTTTTGATATCCGTGTTGTTCTACCAGTCTGTCAGACACAGTGCCTTTGCCAGAACCTATCAAACCTACTAAACCTATTAGCATAAGGTTTATTATACTATTTTTTCAAACGTTTTTCAATCTCTTTGATTGCTTTTCTTACTGACCTCAATATACTAGTTCTCAAGGTTTTCTTGCGTTCTTTGAGGGCTTTGATGCTCATTGTTTCCAATTCTTCTACCAAATTTTCCAGTTCGTCAAGTGTGAGGTCAGAGTACTTTTTGTAATTGGATTTTTTCATTACAAGATATTTAAATGGTTTTTTTGGTCAATTAACCAATAACAAAACTGTGTGGTGTGCCACCTTCTGAATAGTTTCCTATTTCGGTCTCTAATCTTTCCATCTCGGCCTGACCTTCGTTCTTTAACGCATCACCGTTCAAAGTGGTACCACCTTGTGGACCTGCGATCGTATTGAACTTCCCCCTGGCTTCGCCAAGCATTACTTTAGATACCGCTAAGGTGTAATCTCTGATCCATGGTTTAGAATAGATGTCTTTGAATAATGTTATGTCTGGCCTAAAATTATCGGTGTGCATTAAAACTGTTTCGTTATCGGCTCTTGGCCTTTGTGTAATTGTTAATTTTTTTGTGGCGTTGTCGTAATGGAACTGTATAAAACTTCCAAACAACTTACCAACTAATTCTTGATAACTTGCAAAAGCATAGTAAGTGGCCAAGCCACCTGTGGCACCTGCTCTCAAAAGGTAAGTGTTAGTGTATGCCAAATTGAATGGTTCAAATAATGTACCGCCTTCTCCA